TCACTGGAAGACAAGGGCATGGTGGAAGTGACCCCCAGCGGCTACAAGCAGATGAGCGCCTGGATGCAGCTGGCCAACCGCGCCGAAGAACGCATGCGCAAAGCGGGCGATAGCTTCGGCCTGAACCCTAGCGCCCGGGCAAAACTCGGCACCGGTCACGTCAACCAAGGGGAGCTGTTCCCGAATGAGCAAAAAGAAACCGCCGCAAAATACGGTCTGTGATGACCGGGCGACGGCGTTTGCTCAGGCGGTAGCGGATGGTGAACTGATTGCGGGGCCCCAAGTGCGCGATGCCTGTGCACGCCACTTGCGCGATCTGGAAGAGGGCGAAGCACGCGGCCTCTACTGGGATCTGGACGCGGCCAACCACGCCATTGGTTTTTTTGAGGAAGTGCTACGGCTCAATGGTGGGCGCTTTGAAGGTGAGCCATTCCACCTGCTGCCGTGGCAGGCGTTCATCGTCGGTTGTCTCTACGGCTGGAAAGCAGAGGACGGCTGGCGACGCTTTCGCGTGGCGTACGTGGAAACGGCGAAAGGCTCGGGCAAATCGCCACTGGCGGCAGGCGTTGGCCTTTACGGCTTGGTGGCAGATGGAGAGGAGCGCGCCGAAGTCTACGCGGCCGCGACGAAGAAAGACCAGGCGCAAATCCTGTTCCGCGACGCGGTGGCCATGGTCGATCAGTCGCCGCTGCTCGCCACACGCATCGTCAAATCGGGCGCGGTGGGCAAGGAGTACAACCTTGCCTTTCACAAAACCAGCAGCTTCTTTCGCACGGTAGCGGCTGACGATGGGCAATCAGGCCCACGGCCGCACGTCGCGCTGCTCGACGAGATTCACGAGCACAAGACGCCGCTGGTCGTCGAGATGATGCGGGCCGGTACCAAGAGCCGCGAGCAAGCGTTGATATTCATGATCACCAACTCTGGCACTGATCGGCTATCGGTGTGCTGGGACTACCACGACTACGCGGTGAAGGTCGCCAGTGGCGCGCTGGAAGACGATTCGTTCTTCGGCTTCGTCTGCTGCCTGGATGAAACCGACGACCCGTTCGAAAGCGAAGAGTGCTGGTACAAGGCCAACCCATCGTTGGCGTATGGCATCCCCGGCTTGAAGTACCTGCGTGAGCAGGTGACCCAAGCACGCGGTATGCCCAGCAAAGAGGCCACCGTTAAGCGCCTCAACTTCTGCATGTGGGTGCAGGCCGATAACCCCGCGATCAGCCGGGATGCCTGGTTAGCCACGCAAGACAAAGCGTTCGATCTGGATAGCCTGCTAGGCCGCCGCTGCTACGCGGGGCTGGATCTCTCCAGTACCCAGGATTTAACCGCCTTGGTGCTGATGTTCGAGCCGGTACCGGATGACCCCGTGTGGCGAATGATCCCTTACTTCTGGCTGCCCGAAGAGGGCTTGGCACGTAAAGCGGAGAAGGACCGCGTGCCCTACACGCTTTGGAAGGAGCGCGGCCACCTGCTGACCACCCCGGGCAAGGCGATCAACAAACGCCACGTGCTGCATCAGCTCTCCGAGATCGCCGCGATGTACGACCTGCAGGGCATCGGTTACGACCGCTGGCGAATCGAAGACCTGACCGCGCTGATCGACGACGAAGGCGTCACGCTGCCGCCCTTGGTCAGCTGCGGCCAGGGCTTTCAGACCATGGCCCCCGCCGTGGATGAATTCGAGCGCCGCTTGGTGAACGTGGAAATGCGCCATACCGGCCACCCCGTGCTGACTTGGTGCGCGGCCAACGCGGTGTACCAGGAAGACCCGGCGGGCAACCGCAAGGTGGATAAACGCAAATCCACGGGCCGTGTGGATGGCATCGTGGCGGCAGTGATGGCCACGTCGCTAACGCTAGGCGAGATCGAAGACGACGGTGGCGACCCTGACTTTATTCTGCTGTGACTGGAGATGCCGTGCGCAACTTACTGAACCGACTAACAGGCAACAATGCCGGGCCTGCGGTGCGCGAAGAGCCAACCGTCACGCCGCCGATTAACAACGCGACAGAGGGAGCGCCCACCGTTAGTAGTTCTGACTACAACGGCATGATGGAGCTGTTTCAGGTCAACCCCAGCTTTGCAGGCCCGGTGGTGACGCCGGAAACCGCGATGCGCGTCACGGCAGTTTATGCCAGCGTGCGCATCCTGGCGGGAGCGGTGGGCACCATGCCGGTGCATATCTATGAACGCACCGCCGATGGCAAGCGCCGTGTCGATCACGATATCTGGTGGATTCTGAACCAAGAGGCCAGCCCACAGTTTACGTCTGCCTCTATGTGGGAGTTTCTACTGGCGTCGATGCTGCTGCGCGGGGATGGCCTTGGGTGGTTTAAACGTAACCGCCTGGGGGAGGTGATAGAGATCGAGCCGTTGCCCCGCAACCACACCATCATCGAGAAGCGAGACGGACGGCTGCGTTACAACGCGTCGCTCGATACCGGCTTCAAGGGTATCGACCAAGACGATGTATTCCACCTGCCCAACGTGGGGTTCGATGGTGTTTCCAGCCCCTCGGTGATTGGGCTTGCTGCCAAGCAGGGCATCGGCCTAGCGCTGGCGGCAGAGGAGTACAGCGCTCGGTTCTTCTCCAACGGGGCGCGCCCGGATCATGTCATCACGATGGACAAAACGCCCACGCAGGAGCAGATCGACCGCATCCGCGACAACTGGCTCAAGCGCCACACCGGCACCGCTAACGCCCACTTGCCGGGCATGCTGGTGGGCGGCGCCAAGGTGCACCAGATCACCATGAGTTCAGAGGATGCGCAGCTGATGGAGGCCCGCCAGTTTCAGGTGACTGACATTGCCCGAGCGTTCGGCCTGCCTGGCTGGATGATCAACGCCAACGAGAAGTCCACCAGCTGGGGCAGCGGTCTGGAACAGATGGGCTTGGGCTTCATCATCTACTCACTGCAGCCGCACCTGACCCGCGCCGTGCAGGAGTTGAACCGCAAGCTGTTCCGCGATCGTCGTTACTTCGCTGAGTTCAACGTGGCCGCGCTACTTCGTGGCGATGCCAAGACGCGCTCTGACTACTACAAGGCCGCGCTGGGAGGCACACAGAACCCAGGCTTCATGACCCCGAACGAAGTACGGGGAAAAGAGAACCTGCCGCCAATCGAAGGCGGCGACCAGCTCTACACACCCGAGGGGAAATCCAATGCCGATGCCCAAGCTGCTCCAGCTTTTCCTGGACAACGTTAACCGCCCGCGTGACTTCAAGGTGGCCGTGGACGGTGATGAAGCCGAGATCTACCTGTATGACGCCATTGGCGATTGGTACGGCGTCAGCGCTGCCCAGTTCGTGCAAGAGCTGCGTGGGCTGGATGTGGCCACCATTCACCTTCGTATGAACTGCCCCGGTGGTGATGTGTTTGAAGGCCGTGCCATGGCCACCGCGCTGGCCCAGGTGAAAGCCAAAACCGTTTGCCATATCGAAGGCTTGGCGGCATCCGCTGCCACCTACGTGGCCGGTGCCTGCGATGAAGTAGAGATTACCCCCGGTGGCTTCTTCATGATCCACGAAGCGTGGACGCTCACCATGGGCAACAAGCGCGATCACCAAAAGCAAATCGACCTGCTCGCCAAGGTGGATGACAGCATTCTGGCAGATTACGAAAAGCGCACCGGGGCAAGCCGGGAACAGCTAGCCGCCTGGATGGAAGCGGAAACGTGGTTCACCGCAGAGGAAGCTAAAGAGAACGGCTTTGTAGACACCATCACCGACACCGACCGCAAAACCAATCGCGCCGCCTGGAACCTTGCGGCTTACGCCAACGCCCCGGCCGCGCTGACCAAGCCGCCAGTGGTGGAAGATCACTATAACCGTGAACAGGCGGAGCGCCGCCTGGCACTGTTAGAACGGCAATAGCGGGCTCCCGCTAGCCAATTCACCAGCCGCCTACGGGCGGTTTTTTTACGTCTAGGAGAAACACCATGCCCAAGAGCATTCAAGAACTGCGGGAGCAGCGCACCAAAGCCGCCAAGGCCTGCCGAGAGCTGCTGGACAAGCACCCCGGTGACAAGTGGGGCGATGAGCAGCAAAAAGAGTATGACAACCTGGTGGGTAACATCGACAACTACGATGCCGAAATCAAGCGTCACGAAACCCTGATGGACCGTGAAGCGGAAGAGACGCACCGCATCGAAGACCGCGCCAACCGTGACGGCATCTCAACCGATGAAGCCAGTCACCTGAAACAGAAAGAGCAGAAGATCTTCCGTAACTGGATGCGTAACGGTGTGGATGGGCTGGACGCAGAGGAACGCCAGCACGTTCACCAGCTTCGCCAGCAGATGATGCAGAACGCCATGAGCACCGGTACCGGCAGCGAAGGGGGTTACCTAGCGCCGGACCAGTTCAGCGGGGAGCTGCTGCAGGCGCTTAAAGCTTTTGGCGGTATGCGTGAAGTGTCGAATGTCATCCAGACTGCCAGCGGTGTCGCGATCAACTGGCCAACCACCGATGCCACCACGGAAGAAGGTGAAATCGTTGGTGAGAACCAGCAGGTGGGCACGGGAGAAACCAGCTTCGGCACGCTGCCGCATACCACCTACAAGTTCAGCTCCAAGTCGATCGCCATCCCGTTTGAGCTGCTGCAAGACAGTGAAATCGACATTGAGGCTTACATTCGTGAGCTACTTAATCAGCGCCTTGGCCGTATTACCAACCGCATGTTTACCGTGGGTACCGGGGTAGGCCAGCCTCACGGCATTCTGACCGGCTCGCAAAGCGGCAAGATCGCTCCGACTGGGCAGGTATCTACCATCACCTACGACGACTTGGTGGATACCGAGCACAGCGTAGACCCGGCGTATCGCATGGCGACCTGCCGCTGGATGTTCCACGACCACACGCTGCGGGATCTCAAAAAGCTGAAAGACGCAGATGGCCGACCGATCTGGGTGCCCGGTGTGGCCACCAAAGAGCCGGATACGCTTGCGGGTTATGGCTATGCCATTAACCAGCACATGCCGAAGCTGGGGGCCGGTAACAAGCCGCTGCTGTTTGGTGATACCAGAAAATACATCATCCGTGACGTGATGCAGCTGCAGCTGTTCCGCATGACCGACTCCAAATACACCGAAAAAGGCCAGGTAGGTTTCCTCGCCTTTATGCGTTCAGGTGGTCGTTTGATGGATGTTGGCGGTGCCGTGAAGCACTTCCAGTGCGCGGCTTCCTAAACCCTCAGCGGGGCGCATGGCCCCGCTGAGTTTTTCTACTTGCAGGAACGCAGGAGCAAACCATGGCGACCAAGAAAACCACCCAAGAGGAGGCCACCCAACATGCTGACGCAACCACAGATGAAGGGGCCGCCCCCGAGCCAACCACCCCCGAGCCCAGCCCCGCAGCAGCGGCCGATGCCGGTACCACCCCAGCAGCGCCCGAACCACCGCCACCTGCCGATGATGAGCCCGAGCAGCCGTTGCCTGAGCTAACGGTGCTGATCCTTCGGGATGAAACCATTGGCGGCAAAGACTACCGCCCCGGCGATACTCCCAAGCTACCGGGTTCCGAGGTGGAAGCGCTGGTGGCTCGCAAGGCAGGCGACATTAACCCTAAAGCCATCGCCGCCGCCCGGAAGGCGCGCAACGGTGGGGCCAATGAAGAAGCGGTGATCGAATGATGCGCTCCACACTGGTTGCGCCGCCCTCGGTCGAGCCGGTCAGTGTGGCAGAGGCTAAAGTGCAGGCGGTGATCGAACATGATGAGCATGACGATATGGTGTCGCGGCTCATTATGGCCGCCCGCCAGGAAGCCGAGCAGCTGACCGGGCGAGCGCTGATCACTCAAACCTGGCAGCAACGGGGAAACCCCCACGGCGGTGCGGTAGAGCTTCGCCGCTGGCCTGCGCAGGAAGTAGTCAGTGTCAGCGATAACCGCGGCGAACTGCCCACTACCGAGTGGGCGGTGCAGCTGGGGGAATCGCCGGTAGTCGAACCCGTAGACCGCTTTGAAGGCGTGGTGACGGTGGTTTACAAGGCGGGCTATGGCGCTGAGCCGGAAGCGGTACCGGCGCCTATTCGCCAGTGGATACTCGCCACCGCTGCTTCCCTTTACGAACACAGAGAGCGCGCTGTCGCTGGAACCATCACCGCCAAGCATGACTTCCTGGATGGCCTGCTGGATACGTATGTGGTGCAGCCCGTATGAGAGCCGGACGCCTAAGAGATCGCCTAACCCTGCAGGGCTACGGCGATGTGAAAGATGCCATCGGCGGTACCCGCAAGGATTGGTTTGAGGTCGGCACCGTATGGTGCGAAGTGCGCGGTGTGAGCGGGAAAGCCTTCCTCTCTGCCAGCGCCGAACAATCAGAGGTCACCGCTGAGATCCTCATGCGCTACCGCCCCGATGTGAAAAGCGGTATGCGCCTGGTGCGTGGTGCCGAGATCTACACCATCGTGACGCCGCTACCCGATCCCAAGCGCCGCCAACTGCTGTGCATGTGCACGCAAGGGGTGAAACAGTGATTCACAGCCATCTCGACTTCTCAGGGCTCGCCAGCCTGGAAGAAGACCTGAAGCAGCTCACACGGGCCGAAAACGACCGCGTACGCCGCCAAGGGGCCAGAGCAGGCGCTGGCGTAGTGAGAGACGAAGCCCGCCGCCGTGCCCCCAAGCGCAGCGGCAAGTTGGCTAAGAACATCGTGGCCGTGACCGCGAAAGTCTCGGAGAACAGCCGGGCAACGGCAGGGGTACGTGTGCGAGAGCGGGGAAAGGCCAGCGACCCGAGTAACGCTTTCTACTGGAAGTTTGTAGAACTGGGAACCTCCAAACTCCCACCAGCGCCGTTTATCCGGCCTGCCTTCGATGCCGTTGAACAACAGGCGGGTGACGCGGCCATCGAGAAGATCACCCAGGCGCTCGATAAGGTGCTGACGAAATGATTCAGGTCGCGATTTACCAAGCCATTGAAGCGCTTGCAGAAGGGCGCGTGTTTGCGCTGGTGGCCCCCCAAGGCACGGCGGTGCCGTATTTGGTTCACTCGCTGCCCAGCCGCAACAGCGACGACACCATAGCGGGCATGGGCGCTACGAGGGCAAGCGTTCAGTTAGACGCCTACGCCCATTCACAGCTTGAAGCGGATCAACTGCTGGAAGCCGCGATCGACGCGTTAGACCCGCTGGACCCCGGCGAGTTAACCCAACTGCAGGATTACGAAAGCGATACCGCGCTTTACCGAGCCACCGCAGAGCTCACGATCTGGCACTAGCCAACCAGCAACACACCACCCGCCGCCGGCGGGTTTTTTTATGCCCAGGAGGCCACCATGGCACGTAAAGCTAAATACCAGTTAACCGCCGGTACCATCGTGCGCGTTAGCGCTGCAGCCGTTGATTCGATCGATGCAACGGTTGCCGAAGATGGTTGGAAGAAAATCTCCACCACGGCCAAAGAGATCAGCTACACCGGTGGGCAAAAGTCAGATCTCGATATGACCGTGTTGGAGAGCGATGAGCAGGAGATGGAAAACGGCCTGCGCGGCATGGGCGAGCTCACGATTAGCGGTAACTGGAAACCAGAAGACGAAGGGCAGGATAGTCTTCGCGCAGCGGATGCAGATGACTCCCTGCGCTTGCTTGAAATCGAATTCAAGTCCGGTAACAAAGTGCGGCTGTTAAACCAAGTGCGCCAAGACAGCTGGAGCATCGCCCAAAACGGCGTGGCCAGCGGCACCTTCAACCTGCGTGTGATCGGCAAGCCCGTGTATGAACCCGCCCCGACGCCACCGGCAGGGGGTTAATCCATGGCAGCGCGTAAAAAGCTTGATGCACTAGACCCCCGCCAGGCGCTACTGCAGCCCCTGGCGGGCTATCGCCACAAAACCATGGACGTGCCCACCAGCAGCGCCAAAGTGATCGTACGCGAGCCAAGCGGCGATGACTGGTTGATGTGGCAAGCGCAGTTGCAGGCCGTGGCCGGTGAAGACGTGAGCGAAGTGAACGCCGATGAGGTGGCGGCGCGTATCACCGAAGCCAACGACCACACGCCAGAAGCTACGCTGCTGGTACGTGTGTTGATTCATCCTGACACCTACCAGCGCGTATTCACGGATGACGATGTTTCCGTGGTAGCGAGCCAGTGGGGGCCGGCGTACGGGCGCTTCGTGAAGGCCGCGATGCTGTCGATGTTGAGATAGGAGGTGTTCGAGGCCAGGATGGCGCCGGGCTGGACGACGTCGTCCAGCGTCTTGAAGACGGTTTCCTTGACGCCCATGTCCTCGAACACCGCCTCGATGACGAGGTCG